AAACTATATAATTTATACGGGGCAATAATAGATGAGCTATCAACTAAACAAAACAGACGGAACATTACTTACAGATTTAATTGACGGACAGATTGATACGAGTAGTACTAATCTTGTGTTAGTTGGTAGAAATTATAGCGGATATGGTGAGTATTTTAACGAAAACTTTATAAAATTATTAGAAAATTTTAGTAATACTGCTGCGCCTAGTAACCCACTAAAAGGACAAATTTGGTGGGATAGTGCAGAACAGAGATTAAAAGTTTATGACGGAACAGTATGGAAATCAAGTGGTGGCCCATTTGTAGATGATACTAGGCCACAAATGGTTGCAGGTGATCTATGGATTGATAACGAAAATAACCAAATGCATGCCTATGACGGGACTGATTTAATATTAGTTGGCCCGCAATATACAAAGAACCAGGGCACTAGTGGCTTCCAAATAAGTAGCATACTTGATACACAAAGTAGATCACGTACAGTTGCAAATCTATATGTAGGCGGCACACTATCAGCAGTAATTAGTAACATTCAATTTACACCAATCTATGCACAAAGGGTTTTAGGACTTGTCACAGCAGATAATCCAGACGGAATAATTTATCCAGGATTTAATTTAATAGATCCAGGTAATTTTAAATGGAGGGGAACAGCAGAATCTGCAAATGCTCTAGTTACATCTAGCGGACAAGTTAGAACAGCTGACTCGTTTTTGCCTTCTACTACTGACGGAGTTACAGTTGGTACATTAACCATACAAAACTCAGGTGGATTAACAATTGGACTTGGACAAAATCATGTGCAAAAAGTTGTTGGACCGAGATTTTATTTTGAAAACCAACTAACTGATCACGATATTAGTATGCGTGTAAAATCATCATCTCTCGGATCTGTTAGTGTTGACGCAATATACGTTGATGCAAGTACAGCTAGAGTAGGTATTTTTAACAGAACAGACGCAGGCGACTTTAGACTTCCTGAATATACTTTTGACATTGATGGTGATCTAAGAGTTACAGGTAATATGGTAATTGAAGGTGACACAACAAGTATTGATGTTGCTACATTACGGGTAGAAGATAAAAATATTGAAATTGCTAAAACAGCAGACGGAACAACACTAACAGGTGCAGAGGCCAACAATGCTGGCCTTGTATTAGACACAAGTGATGTAGGACAAAAATTATGGACATGGCAAACAACAGCAAATGCATGGACGGCTAATGTTAATGTTGATATTAGTGATACAACTAAAGCATACAAAATTGGCGGTGTAGATAAACTTACAGATGATACACTTGTAAATGTTACAAAAGCACTAGATTTAGATCAAATCGGTACACTTACAGTATTACAAGTTGATGAAATTAATATTAACGGAAAAGTTATTAGTTCTACCAATGACATGGCAATTACATCAACAACAGGCATTGCTATAACAGCCGGCGGCGACATCAATATTGCTGACAGCCAGAAAATTACTGGCATGGCTGACCCAACTGCTGCACAAGATGCTGCAACAAAAAATTATGTAGATACACAAATATCTACTGAAGTAATAGCATTTAGTATGGATGTTACTGGTTTAGGCGTAGGAGCAATATTAGAAAACAATGTTGCTGCTTATCTAGGCGATCTATATCCTGCTAATGCAGATAATAACGGAAAGATTGCACGTATACATACAACATCATATGCAGGAGCAACAGTCGAAGGAGTTGATGTTGAGTCAGCAAAGAATATTGCATTTATTCCTGTTGATTCTAATGGAACACAAAATGAATCAGTTGTACAGAGTGTTACATTTGCTGCCGAAGGCGCTAGTGGTAATGTTATCCTTACACCAGCAAGAGCACTGATGCAGTATGTATCAAATGGAACAATATGGGTAATTGATCAACCAACATCGACATATCCGTAAAACGATAAATAACATATAGCACTTAGGGGTTACACAAGAATGGCTTATTCAATTGATAGATATAATAACACACTGTTAACAACAGTAGAAGACGGTACAGTTGATCAAACAACTGACCTTAAATTCATAGGTAAAAACTATGCAGGATATGGAGAAATTCAAAATGAAAATTTCCTATTTTTGCTAGAAAATTTTAGTGGAGCTAATCAGCCAGCTAGACCATTAAGTGGTCAAGTTTGGTTTGATAGCGGTACAAGTAAACTAAAATTCTATGATGGTACAAAATGGCGTACAACCGGCGGCGCAGAGATTGGTGTAACAGAACCAACAGGATTAGCAACCGGAGACTTTTGGTGGGACAGCGGCAACGATCAACTTTACGTATTTAACGGCACAAGTTTTGTACTTATAGGACCGCAGAATGCAGGCGAAGGTGTAACCCAAATGCAAAGTCGCGAAGTTGTAGATGCACTTGGCGGAACCAAAAGCATTATTACCGCTGTTATTGAAGATGAAATCATATTTATTATTAGCCCATCTGAGTTTGATTTAAATGCAAGTGAAACTGTAGTAAAAGGACAAGGTTACGATAAACTAAGAAAAGGTGTTACATTAAAGAATACTAAAACAGCAACAAATGGTGTTACATCAACGGATCATTACTTTTGGGGAACAACTTCAAACGCACTAAAATTAGGCGGCGTTGATGCAAGTAATTTTATTCAAACCTCCGGCGGCGCAAATATCCAGTTTACAGAAGGATTAGAATTACCAGACGCAGGCATATTAATTGGTGATTCAAATGATTTACAAATTAAAATTGATGACAACGGTTACGATGGATTAATACAAAACGTAACAAACAATAGTAATATTAAATTTAAAGTTACTACATCGGCTGGAACACTTACACATGTAGCAACAATTAATGATACTAGTGTAGTTCCAGCAGCAGATAATACATTTTCATTAGGTACAGCTAGTTTAGGCTGGTCAAATGTTTATGCTTCTAACTTTACAGGTGAAGCATCAAGAGCAACAGCATTACGAGTGGGCAGCGAGTTCCGTACATCAAGTGTGAGTGCATCAAATAATACAGTTGCAGTTAGAGATGCAACAGGAAATATTGCTGCAAACTTATTCCAAGGTACAGCAACACAAGCAAGATATGCTGACTTAGCAGAAAAATATACTACAGCAGAAGATCTTGCTCCTGGCACAGTAGTTTGTGTTGGTAAAGGAGAAGCAGAAGTAGAGCCTGTAAGCTCGGGCTGTATGGCAATTGGAGTAGTTTCAACTGATCCTGCTTTAATGATGAATATTGACGCTGAAGGACAATATATTGGACTTAAAGGACGACTACCTGTACGTGTTGTTGGTTCTGTAACAAAAGGCGATGCAGTATATGTAAACAACAATGGTTGTGCAGGAACTGCAATCAACGGAGGTTCTTTAGTGGGTGTTGCATTAGAAAGCAACAGCGACGAAGGCGAAAAATTAGTAGAATGCGTACTTAAAGTATAAGGTATCAAAATGGCAGAAATTACAGCAGCACGAATTAACAATTTACAATCTCGTATAGAGCTTATTTTAGGTAACGGTGCAGGACAAAACGGCTACGGACAATCATTATCAAGTGCCCAAGTATCAAATGCAGCTGATGTAATTACAGCAGAAGATTTAAATTTAATTTATGCTGACGTACTAAAAGCTAGAGTACACCAAGTAGGCCCGGGTGACTTATCAGTAGCACAAGTTGTACAAAATCTAAACGTGATTGCCGAGGATGAAAGTTTCTTTGTAGATGATAGTGGTGTAACTTCAGCAGATCCTGAAGGAGCTAAAAAAGGATTATCGGATTTTGAATCTTTAATGTCGACTATTGAAGCTGATAAAGCAATAGTTGATTCTAGTCAAGCAACTTTAGAACCTGCTATTAGTACAGTTAGATCTTCAACATGGAACGGCTTAATTTATCATGAATTTATCGCTACTTTTTCTAGTGCAGATGAGCGAAGACATTTTTTTAATACTGGCGGCGAAATAAGAATTACTTCGTCTAACAGTAGTTCGGGTACACCTAAAGGTCTAGACTGGGCACAATTGTGTTCAAGTACAGGTACTATTAGATTTAGTGCAAATACTACAATATCAACAGCTGGTGGCGGAACGTCTATAGGTAATTATAACTTAACTAGCAATTACCAAAACGTTTATAACAAAGTTGGTTCAGGTGTTGGTTCAGGAATTTATGCAGCTAATACATACACTGTTAAAGTAAGATCTGATTTTGAAACTAGAATTATTTTTAGAATTGAATTTAATGATCTAGCAGTGGATAATGTAATAGATAACAATGTAGACGGAATTTTACGTAGCACTATACAGCATTATAGAGCTACCGGTGATGTTGCAGCAATTGCACCTACATATTTTAATAGTGTTACACTATCATAACAATTATCTCTGTTGAAACTTCTAACTAAATACTTAAAATGAGAGATAATGCATGCCAACAGTTGTACAAGCCAGTAGATATAATAATTTAAGAGCGCGGGTAAACACCGTTCTTGGGGCTTCTACGACATCTTCTCCTCAATTTGGTTACGGACAAGGCACTACAACAAACTCAGTAATTGGCACACAGGCAGTTACTAGCCCAGTTGACGCTGACAAAATTTCAGCACAAGACTACGAAGACTTATATGTTGATATTGTACGTGCTAGATACCACCAAATAGGATCATCTGTTAGTATTGACGATTTTGTTGTAGGAGATATCGACGCTAACCCTACAACCGCTGACAAAATTGAAGAAGCGTATATTACTGGATTAGAAAATTTAGCAACAAATCTCGAAACCGATAAATTTTTAGTCGATTCTTCCCAACTAGCAGTTGTAAGACTTGAAGACCCCGGCGGCAATACAATGACAAGTACAAGATTAGCTTCTAATGGTCCGTGGAATGGACAGATCAGTCACATTTTTACTGTTGAATTTCCAACAAATGCAGCACGCCGGCACTTTTTTAATTCCGGCGGACAAATAAGATTTCAAGGAAGTGTTGATTACACCGGAAGTCAATCCAAAACAGTTGATTGGCGCACAATTTTATCCAATATGGGTCAAATATCTTTTGCTGCCGAATCAACGTATAGTAATTCTAGTGTAGGAACAGGGTATCCTGTAGGTAATTATGGATTAACTAGCGCATATAGACTATGCTATTCTAAAAGTGGCGGCGCACTATATGCTAGAAACGATTACGAAATAAGGGCTAGACAAGTAAGCCAACGAGTAATACAATTTAAAGTATCATTTGTAGACGGCCAGCCAAATGACACATCTTATGGAATTGATGAAACTGTTTTTGGTGATTTTGAAAGTGACATATTACTATCTGTACCAACTGGCCAAGTAAATATTAATGGCACTATATATTCTACAGTTACATATCAAGAAACACTACCTGCGGGCGCACTCATTTCTCCGTTATAATCCAATAATAGCTTGACAACTCCAAAAATTTGTTATATACTAGTAGTATAATAATATAGGAGTATTACTATGGATGAGCGCCTTGAAAAAGCATTAGATTTTTCAAATTATATGATGACACTAAACAATCAAAAACGTGTTCTTCGAGAAAGATTTGAAGAAGGACTATTGTATTTTTATTCCGGGTCACAATTTACAATTACTAAAGAATTAATTAACTTTTGTAAAGCTATGGCTGAAGCAGATCAAGACGAAATTGTATTAATTGACGATAATAGTAATCCTGCACTTATTCAAAATGTCGATGAATTTTATGAAAAAATTCTTACACAATATTTTGAAGCGGCAAATGCTTATCACGCAGATTATATGAGCCTAAAAAAGAATAGAAGCGTAGAGAAGTTAGTCGATTATGAGTAGTAAAGGTGTATTTCTTTTTGCTAAAAATAACGGACAATTAGATTATGTAAAACAAGCAGTTTTTTTAGCAAGACGTATCAAAAAATATCTAAAAGTTCCTGTGTCTCTTGCAACAGACAGCCCCGTATACTTAGAGCAAACATACGGCACTGACGATTTTGATAAAGTAATTAAACTAGATTATACTGAAGAAGGAAATATGCGTTATTTCTATGATGGTGCATTGTCAAAGAAATCTGCGGGCTTTAAGAATGCTAATCGAGCAAGTGCATATGAATTATCTCCGTATGATGAAACACTACTATTAGATACTGATTACATTATATCTAATAATTTACTAGCATCTGTGTTTGAATCTGATGCAGACTTTATGATATATAAAAAATCAAGTGATATTTCTCAAGCTAGAAATGAAGACGAATTTCAAAAAATTGACGATGTTAGTGTTGATTTTTATTGGGCAACTGTTGTGTTTTTTAAAAAAACAGAAACTAATAAAAAGTTTTTTGATTTAGTTAAGCACATTGAAGACGAGTGGCATCATTATAGAAGAACATATCAAATAAAGTCTCATCTTTTTAGAAATGACTTTGCATTTAGTATTGCTATTCATATAATGAATGGATTTGCACAGGGTAGTTTTGCTGAGGAATTGCCCGGAACAATGTTTTACACCGCCGACAAGGACATTCTTTGGCAAATGAAAAATGACGAAATGATGTTTCTTATTGAAAAAGAAAATTATACAGGCGAATACACTTCTATAAGAACAAAAGGCTTAACCATACACGTTATGAACAAGTTTAGCTTAACACGGATGATCGACGAGGAGTTAGAAAATGGATAAAGGAATAGTAGTATTAGCTCAAAATAATGAAACTGATAATTATGTAGATCAAGCCTGTTTGTTAGCAATGAGTTTATGTACACATAATCCTGATACAAAAATTAGCATAGTTACAAATGACGAAGTACCAAATAAAAACTTATTTGATCAAATTATTCCAATCCCATATGGCGATCATGCAGAAACTAGTGAATGGAAAGTAGAAAATCGCTGGAAGTTATATCATGCTAGTCCTTACAATGAAACTATCGTAATGGACACAGATATGTTAGTACTACAGAATATTGATGTTTGGTGGGACTTTTTATCAAATTACGATATATTCTTTACTAATAAAGTTTTAAATTACAGGGGAACTCCTGCAGATACACAGTTTTATCGACGTACATTTATTGACAGCAATCTTCCTAATTTGTTTAGCGGATTTCATTATTTCAAAAAATGTGAGTTTGCACAAGACTTTTATGCATGGTTAGAGTTAGTGGTTAACAACTGGGAAACGTTTTACGAGCAACAATTAATGCCACAGTCTAGACCACAACAAGTTAGTATAGATGTATGTGCGTCAATTGTTGCAAAAATTTTAGATTGTGAAGATGAAATTACTAATAGAATATCGTCATTGCCTACATTTGTGCATATGAAAGCACATTGCCAAGATTGGAAAGAAGTAGAATCGTCTTGGTTAGACAAAGTTGGATTTTATATTTCAAAAGATTGCAATATAAAAATAGGTAATTTTATACAAACTGGTATATTGCATTATACAGAAAATAGCTTTTTAGAAAAAACTCCAGTTGTTGAAAGATATAGGAGTTTGTTAAATGTCTGAGTTAGCAAGTTTAATAAGAAAACTAAAAGTAGAAGCTGTTTCAAGTGAAGCATATGTTTATTATGAAAAACAAACTGGTGCTGTTAAGAAAATTAGTAATAGAAAATATGATACAGAAGATTTTGAATTGCTAGTAGTTACGCAGGATGAAGCAAAACCTTTACTTAAAGGCGAGTATAGACTTGACGAATGGGTCGTAACATACGATGTTTCAATTAAAGACAGGATGTTAAAACGTAAAACATATGAAGACGAAAATAAAATTGCAGCTACTTTATGTTATGAGTTACCGTTAATTAAAAATTATAATGACGGCCATAGCACACTTGAACCAGCATACGACGGTGTTGATGTTTATATATGGGCAGTTGATGGCGAATATGTAAAAGATCAAATAGTATTCTATGAAGATAATGTTTACAAACTTTTAGCAGACAACGATAAAGGTCAAGTATTTGGCAATGCAGAACTTTTTATAAAGGATGTGCTATTAACAGACACGTCAACAGTTACACACGTTTCAAATCGTTTAATAATGCAACCTGAATATGAAGGTGTGCATGTTGATGTTTGGTATGACGAATTATCACATACAGAAGGTCAACATGTTTGGCATCGAGGAACAGTTTACAGAATTAAAAAAGACCAAAAAGCAGAAACTAAATTTAGAAAAGCAAATTGTGAAATTATCGTACAAGATGTTATTTTATACGCTGATGAAAACAAGCACCTAACAGTTATCGACACTAACGACCTAAACTTGGGTATGATTGTATTAAGTAATAATAAAATTTTTAGTATTAAATATGCCTCTGAGCAGTTTGAAAAACAACAGAACACAGTTTTTTGGAAAGAATCTGATAGACATTTAATTGTTTGGGATTCAGAAGAACTTTTAAAATTTGATTCATTAAATAACAAAACTTTGTTTTATGAGACTGAACATACTGTAGTAGATAAAGATACTTTAAAAAACGGACAATTAGTACTAGTAGGCACTCAGATTTATAATTATAATACTACTAAGGACTATGATGTTATTATACAACAGAATTTTGTTGATAAGTGCTGGACAATTGTACTTAATCCGTATACTAAAGCATTTTTAAATACTAGCGGTTATAGTGTTAAAGACAAGTTGTATTTTAGTGTAACAGAAAAATATGATCCTAATATTCTTTATAGAACGCTAGAGTTAAATGCCGAAGAGTTACTTTGGGAAAAGCCAACTACTATCCCTTTCATATATGACGTTGAGCAAGATGGAGTTAATGTAAGTATATACACAGCAAAATATTTTGAACACTATGCACATGAGGTAGTACAATAAATGAGTAAATTTAAGCCCATTGATTATGACATAATTTATTTGTCTTATGACGAGCCAAACGCAGAAAAAAACTATGCAGATTTATGTCAAAAAGTTCCATGGGCTAAACGTGTTCACGGAGTAGAAGGTAGTGATGCTGCACACAAGGCTTGTGCAAAATTAAGTGAAACAGATAGATTTATTACAGTCGATGGTGATAACAGAATACGTGCAGAATTTCTAAATCAAGAAATTGATTTTACTGAACATGTTGATTTACAAAATGCTGTTATTAGTTGGTGCGGCCAAAATGAAATAAATGGATTGATGTACGGCAACGGCGGCATTAAATGCTGGCCTACTGAATATGTATTAAACATGCGCACACACGAAAACGCAGATCCTACTAATGCACATGCACAAGTAGATTTTTGCTGGGATGCGCAGTATATTCAAATGAATAGTGTTTATTCAGACGTATTTAATAATGAAACACCAGGACAAGCATGGAGAGCAGGTTTTAGAGAAGGTGTAAAACTTGCTACTGACCGAGGCGTAAGAATTACAC